AGCTTTCGTGAGCGTAGGGATGTCCCTGCTCCCGATTACGGGGTTATATGGTAGCCAGCTTACCATGCTCATAAATTTATCGCCTTGCTCATCCATTGTTTAGTGCGGGAATAGAATAGAGACGCGTGATTAACCATGTGGCTTTAAGAGGGGAAGTAGTTCTGGGAATTCTTTTGCTACAGTCTCACGCGAGACAGTTTCACGGATGTGGATTTCGACCACATTACCTTCGGAGTCACGCCGAACGTGCTCGATTTTAGCTTTCGTCATCTGTAGAGGAGGAATCGCATTTAGGACATTTTCCATTTTCGTCGTGCCATAACATGGGGTGCATGAACCAGTCGGTTACATCGTTACCCCATTTAGCAAAGCACTTGTGCCAGTCCAGTATTCCAATATGGATGTCTGGTCGCTTGTCTTTAAACATTGCTATGACCTTTTCTTGGCCAGCCTTGCCCGCATCGTCCATATCGTAGGCTAGGATGATCTTCGCATCGTGCGGGAACCACTCACACCATTCTTCGTTCCAGGTCCCGCACCCGTGCGTAGAACATAGTGCTGTGATACCATGTGACATCAATGCGCAGACGTCCGGTTCGCCCTCGGCCAATACAAATCCATCTGGTTGCTCCGTTAGGTAAGGAAGTGGATATAGAGTTGCCTCCGCTCCAGAGGGGTAAGTCATTCCCTTTGCTTGATCGTCTGGAGCTTCGGGAGGACGCTTTAACTTCAAAAAGACGCACTTTCCATCCTCGTCCAGAATAGGGAAGGTGAGCCAGTAGAAGCCATTAAGCTTGGCAAAGCCAATCTTTAATGTATCAATAATGTCGTCAGCGATGTGTCGCTGATTTAAGTACTCACGCAGCTCTGGGGTCAAAGCGTTGTGATGCGCGGTGATGATGGTCTCGTCGATCATACTATTTAAAAAGGTAATGGCGCATTGTATAAAGAAGGTTCTCGTCTGGGTTCTCCTTTTTGGAGAAGTTGTCGAGGACCCATTGCATATAACCACGGTCAGTGCCCGCGATGGGCTGACCTTTATGCTTACCGAAGCGCCAGGAACGGTAAAGGATTGGTTGAGCGCTGATCTTCTCCATGACTTCAATAGCTGCAAATGTGTCGCAATTCATAGCGTTCATCACTCTCTTGCATAGGTAATCAAACAAGTGGTCCAGTACGATCACATCCCCCATAGCGTCATGTGCCTGGAGATTTTTTGGTTCCTTCTTATACAAGTCCAGTGCGTAACGAAGTATTTGTAGGCTGTGCCCCTCATTGGCGTCTTGCTCCGGGAGCAGCTTGTACGCGACCTTGTACGTGCATACATGTCTTGGGATATACACACCTTCGTTATTCATCATCTTAATATCGAATGACGCGTTATGCGCTATGGCTACAGTCTCATCGTCAAACAACTCTTCTAGCTCTGGAAGGATTGTGGAAAACTCCGGCTTTCCTTCAACGTCTTCGTTTGTCGTGTGGTGCACCGCCATCGCGCCAATCTCTATAGGGATAGGTGGCTTGAACATTCCATTAAACTCTTTTGGTTTTCCACCCTCATATACTTTGTATGCGAGCTGGATAACTCGTGACTTCTCTAGGTCTTTGCCGGTTGTTTCCGTGTCGAGTAAAATGTATCTCATAGTTTTGTAGATAGGTATGAACATCGTCCGCATAAATGGTCGTATTCAGCTTGTTCTTTTGAGATTGATTCACCACAATCACTACATTCGCATTCGCCTATAAATGCTTCACAGTCTTGGCATGTTGTGTCTTTAGGGTTTCTCATAGGAATTGGCGGGAAAGTTGTTGTGCGGCCTCCTGGAAATCAACACCATTTATGTGCATTACAAGGTCCATTGTGCTACCCTGGCTAACCCCATTTTGCTCAATTCCGGAGAACCGTTTCCATTTATTGTTTCTATTAAAGAGGTGTAGCGACGTCTCTCCTTTACCATCTTCCTCCAGCATCACCCATCCGCTTTGATCTTTTCGTATGCGCATCCCAAGCCACTCCGCCACCTCATGGATGGGGATTTCACGAACCTCTTCGTAGTCGATGAATTTACGCTTTCTTGCCATAGGGTTTTACGGGGAAGTTTTTTCTACAAAGTTTACAGACATTCCATTCCCATCCTTTTGCTATGGGGTTTGGTTCACGGAACATTGGAATGTGTTCACCATTTGATTCCTTCTTGCATATTTGCATGGACTCAATGGTTACTGGTCTGTCGCCATCCTCACAAGTGGACACGCAAAAACCGGACAGCCCTTGCGTGCCCACTTGTAGAGATGAACCCGATGAACTGTTACCATTGCTGTCCGGCATGTGCGACACTATAGCGCACTTTGTTTCGCTTGCAAAGTTTTGCGCTTGTCGCAAATTGCTATTGCGTTCATACATATACAAATGTACAGTGTGTCAGTCGCGTGCAAACAGTGAAGCACCAGACTTATTATTTTCCCCCCGTTTCTATGACTGATGTCACAGAAGTAATGAGTGAAGATGGCAACGATACACCGCAAGACGCAGGTGTTGTTCGCAATCTTCGCAAGAAAATCGAATACCCTAAACTCGATGAGGGTTCTTATCCAGCAGTGTGTACTAAGGTACAAGAGAAAGAGTCGCACTATAAGGACGCCCAGCCAGGCGACAAACTATTCAAGCTCTGGTGGGAGACCGAAGAGACTTACGAATCAGATGGTCCAAACGGTAAAGAGACAAAAAAGCATATTGCATTCTCACCCTGGTATTCTCCAGAAGGTGGAGAAGGTGCACGCTTCTATAAGATGTGCAAAGCCCTCACCGGTAAGCCACCATTCAGAAACCAGAAAGAGGTTGTGGTTGATGGTGAGAAGTTCACAGAAACAATGTTCGATGCCAGCCAATTTAAGGGCATGGTGTCTACTATCATCATTATGCACAGTGAGCCAGACCCTTCCACAAAGGCGTTCTATGTTAATATAGAAACCTATGTCACCACCAAGGAAGAAAAAGCGGATAACTGCGCTTTCATTAAATCGGTCAGCGAGGGGGAGAGTAAGGCGGAGTCTAAGCCTCCAGTTGAAAAGGGGACTAAGAAGCCGAAAGTCGAAGATGAAAAGACTGAAGAGAAGAAAGAGGAAAAAGCTGTAGAAGAGACGACGCCAGATGAGGGCGCCCCAAGCAAAGTCGAACAACTGCTCGCTCCTATCGAGAAAGCAGAAGATGTTAAGTCACTGGAAGACTATAAGTCCCTTGTTTTGGAGGGTGCGGATTTGACGCAGGAGGAAAGCAAGACTGTACAGGCAGCTTACGATAAGAAGCTGAAGTCACTTAGTGCGTAGGTGGCTGAAAAAAGGCAGAAACAGAGGGTGGGCGAAGTCGCTCCCCTCTTTTCTGATTAGGAGTATAATGAGGTATATGGAAGATGAAACTTTCGAGGTGGCGCATGAGGGAGACTCAGCATTTTTCACTCGCATTATGATGATGGTGCATGAGACGCGTAAAGCATATACGGGGGTAGAGTATGCTGGAAAAGTCGGTTTGCTGATAGACAAAATTGATACCGCATACACACGGTACGCTATCACTGCGCAGCAATGGTCGATGCTGTACGACACGCTTCTGGCTCCCGCAGAAGCTACCGCAGAGAATGATGAGCCTGTATACAGATTTGAGCAAAGTAAGACACAGCCCGCACGTACTCCACCATCAAGAAATGGACGCCGAAGCACATAAAGAGGCAGTACTCCAGAATGATAAGGCTCACCAAAAAACAATACGCGAAGCGGATAGGGTGGAGGATATGCAAGCCAGATTCGCTGAAATTAACAGAGAGGCGAAGATGTGGTTACGACATATAGACGTTATCCACGGGAGGATTAGTACGCAGTAGTATCCGGCTTTGCCCCTCCACCAATATTGTGTCTCTGCATGCGGTCAAGTGGAGTGTTTGGTGGTATGTCGACTTCCTCTGTCGGGGTACGCGGCCTCGACACAATGAAGTATCGAATATCATCACATGCGTGAGAAACCTTCTCTGTTTTCTCGTGGTCTTCTTTTGCCTCCTGGTTCATTGCACCAGCCCCCGGCGGCTTCGCATAGCGGATAGTCTCCATCTCACGGATACTATTTGTACACCCCTCACAGAAGTAAAGTGTAGGTGCTGGGCTAACTCCAGTGAGCGGGTTCTTGTGTTTGTTCCGCAGCTTGAGGTAGTCACGCATGCGTGGAAAACCAGCTCCTTTATCATTGTTCGCTTTCTTTAATAGGACCCCATATCGTTTGTATTCATCTGCAAGAGACTCCACCTTACCCATGCGTTGCTGGTTTTTTGCGTGGATGGATGGGTCTCCAAAGTCGACAGTGGTGAATCCATGAGATTTAAGCCATTTACACTGCTCCTCGATTGGCCAATATCTGTGGTACCCCTCTTTGTATCTAATACAGTTTCCATCGTAATCCACATACCATAGCCCAATAGAGGACGGGTTACTCCACCCATAGTCGAGGCTAACAAATTTGTTCACACCTGGAGGTGGTTCGTGGTCAGGGAGCACATGCAGTGTGCGAGAGAATTCTGGGTAGAACCTCCCCTCAGCGTAGATAAACGCCTCTTCCGGATTCGACGGGTTCTCTTGTTTCATTAAGTGCTTATCGCCATCTGGGTAGGAGTCCATCTTGAATCTATACCACGCTATCTGGCCCAAATTTAGTTCATACTCCATCTTCATTTTTGTTTCTTCTGGGGTGATAGTTCTCTTTATATGCTCCTGGGAATACCTTGTGAGGTTCCCTTTAAATGGAACGTCCATGTAGTTATCCGGATGGTCGAACCATGCGAAGAATAGTTTCTTCCATACCGATGGGTCCTTTTCCCATTCTTGGTTGAACCAGTTTCCCTTACCATTCGCTGTAGTCTCCACCACAATACGCCCTCCCTTTACCGGAACAGACTCTTGCGTGGCCGCCCATACCAAGTTCATATCCTTTACGAACGCAGACTCAGATATATGTAGACGGTGGATGGTACCACCACGCACCTCCAAGTCGACGTAGATTTTACTATCCATCTCATTAAACTTAAGCATACGAGTGGTATCACGGTCAGCGAACGGCTTCACCCATCGCTGGCCATTTGGCAATTCTATCTCTGGGATATTGTCATAAGCACGTTTTACGATTTCAAACAAGAGGTTTAATGTGGCTAAGTCATGCGCTAAAACAGCACATGTAGTATGGGGAGTCCACATAACATCATCCAATTCCCGTAGTAGCCAGTATGTACTCATACCAACCTGCCTGGATTTTAGCTGCATGATGCGCTGGTGCCCCTCTGTCTGCTGGTCTACCACCTGCTGGACTGGGTTCAATTTGAACTGCATGAGACGCGAGTCTTTCGTTTGGATATGGTAGATATTATCCATCCTCCAGTGTCGATTGAAGAGTGTCTTATCTAGCTCTTTTATCTCCTTTGGGGAGAGGTCTCTTATTTCGTTTTCGGAAATCATTTATTCCTTTACGGTAATTTTGCTATCGCCTTTTTTCGCTTCCTTTTCTGAAGCGAGAACAATTTCCTTTTGTGCGAGCCAGTCACTTTTACCAATGGGGTATGGCCGTATGTGTCCAAATTCAATGTCGGGATTACACACTATTCTGAATCCATTCTCTTGTGCCCGGATACAAAATGCAAAGTCGTGCTCTATTTCCTTGGTCTTTTTAGTTTCATTATTCTCCACAATGATGTGGTTGAATGCCTGGTTTCCTAAAACCTTTACAATGTTGTCTGGGACCAGGAAGCCAAAGCTGCCACACACACCGACATCAAATGGCTCATCTGGCCAATCTGCGGTGGGGTGCGCTTCCATCTTATCGCCGTCCCACTTGTAGATAGCTGGGAAGTTTGGGGAGTTGCCCACGCATCCAAATCCTGTTATGACTGCATTGGGGAACTTCTCTGCTGTATCAATTAGTTGCTCAAGGGCGTTAGGTGGGAACGTCATATCTGCGTCTATTTGCACCATATAAGCCCCTTCATGCAGATTGAGGATGGTGTTTCGGTTGGCTGCTGTGTTGGGTGATTGTGCATATATGAGGTTGATCTTTTCGACAACATTATTCTCATAGCTGTAGCAAATAAGCTGAGTAAGGCATTTATGGAAATCACTGCATACAGTGAAGTATTCTCCGGTAGGTATACCAAGTGTGACTACTGGTTTTGGGGATTCTTCTGGCATGTGAATTCGGGGAAGAAAATATCAATGGGGCTGGTTTCAAGTGCTGTGCACAGTTTTACCATTGTGAGACGTGATGGATTTTTGGTTGTGCCGTTTTCAATGTATTGGATTGTCCGTCGCTCCACTCTCGATACAACAGATAATCTAATCTGACTCATACCTTTGCGTTCGCGGTATTCCCGCAGGAGTAAGTGGGGCATGTACAATATTATAGCGCAAGGGGTTGCGTCGGACAACATGTGTTCAGTGTGTATAATTTATCAACATGACTAATGGACTTGCGATTTTCCTTAGCGTACTCACTGTGTGCATCTCGGCAGTGCTCATAGCTGCGTTCTATTTTTTGTCTAGCTTATCGGAGAAGGTGTCGAAATTGAATGCAGCAACCACGTTGTCAGAATTCCGAGGACTTACACAGAAGCCACGGAAAGCACCAAAGCCAGTTAAAGTAGAGCCAACCGGTGAGACTGCTCCAGACGGGACTCTTACATCACAAGCTTTGGACAAGATTTTTAAACGCGACCCCGTAATTTAATATGCCTACAGATTTAACAGATTCAGATAAGGAGGGAATTATTGCAGATTCAAAGGTAAAACTTGCGCAAGCGAAAGCGGTGCGCACACAATGGGAAGCCTGGTGTGCAACAGTAGAAAACTTCTTTAATGGTAAGCATACGGAGTGGTGGGATGAGGATGGTAACATCCGAAAGAAAACGCTATCCCCGCATGAAGTATGGAGACAGATAAATTTGATGCCGGGTGCAGAAGACATCCGACAGAATAGGCTTACAAAAAACCCACCACGTTGGCACGTCAAACAGTCTCATGGGATGGTCGCATCCTCTGAAGATATTGATGCTGCAAACGCATATCTACAAAGTATATACATCACAGAGAATTGGAGGGATAAGGTGAAAAAGGTAATTGGATACGGTGATAAGCGTGGTGTTACACCCACTGTTATTTCGTGGGATAAAAAGAGAAGTAAGCCAGAGCTTAACATTTACGATGCGTGGGACTTCTACCCAGACCCAACAGCGAACCATCCAAAGAGCTGGATGACACTCAATATTAGTACCCCTATTTCTCTTGAGGCTATAAAGCAAATGCCAGATATTGGTAAGGAGCAAGCCGATCAGTTGGTATCGGCAGGGAGGTATGCGCAATCTAAGCTTAAGGATGACATCATACGAAATCAGCATGGAGGTTCAGCGCCAAAAGGTATGTACATGCGGAACCAATACTTTGTTATAAAAGAAACGCCACAAGGGAAAGGAATTTATGAATACAACATCATTGGAGATGAGCTTATTGGTAAAGGAAAATTCCACCAGTACGATTCATTCGATGACTTTATCGACTTGTATAAGCCAAGAGATACGGACAAGTTCTACGAGCGCCCACCATGTTCGGATTGGGTCCCGTTGCAGAAATCTATCAATAAGATTTTCAGCAGCATCGAAGGGTACATAGATACATCTCTCCAGGGCCGATGGCGCAGGAGCGACAAGAGCGTTGCCGTTCCTCTGGCCGGCGAGCATGGTCAGATTTTTGATGCGGTTATTGGAGATATAGAGCAGTTTAATATGCAAGCGCTACCACAGACACACTTCCAACACTTCGATAATGCTGTCCAGCAATTTGAGACTGTAGCCGGTGTGCACGGAGAGTCTTATGGCCGGTCATCTGGAGGTGAAATTTCTGGAGTGGCACTAGCGCAGCTACAGGCTAACGATGAGCAGAACAGTGCTACGGCAGGAGATAACTTGAAGACATATTTGCAGCGTGTAGCCACAAAGACATTGAGTGTTGCTTCTAAGAACTTGAACATTAGGCAGCCTGTCTTTATTGAGACTGAGCCAGGAGAGAGCACACGTATTGATGTTATTGGAGAAGAGGCGAAGACATTACGAGACCTTAAGGATGTAGCTGGCCTACAGGCGTTTACAGATATTGAAGTAGAAATCGTTGTAGGCAGCGCATACTCCGACTTCCAACAGCAGGAAGCTGTGAAGGAACTTATCGGAGTTGGTTATGTGCCGGGAGAAAACCCAATTATGGACCGTCTCGTGGGTCGATCATGGACTGTCGGTTCACAGCGAGAGCTTACCAAGATGATGGAAGACCTTAATTCTCCAGCACGCATGATGGCTCAAGCTGAAAACCAGATGATGCGTGGCGGAGCTTTCCTTGAAGTTCGCGCATCAGATGAACATGGGGTGCACATGGAGATTCATAATACAGAGCAAAAGAAGCTACAAGCACTTGGAGATGTGGAAGGTATGGAGAATGTCGCTAAGCATATAGAAGAGCATAAGCTCGTGATGAAAGAGGTGCGCAACGGTGCACGCAGTCAAGAGGAGGAAAATACTGTATAAGAATAAATGCGCTCTTTTAAAACACTGGATTTGCTTGCTACTCCCACAAAGGAGGGTCGCGTAGATGGGTAACTGTCTACGGAAGTTGTGTGTACTTCGATGACGGCCTTTCTTTGTGGGGGTAGTACATTGCCAATAGGGGAAGCTACCCCGTTTAAAAAACGTGGGCTATATCACATTCCAATTACTACCATGAGTGATGAACCAGGCGTTACACCAACCGGTGGAGAACCCGTACCTCCACCCGCAGCCGAGCCACCTGCGAACCCACCAACGAACGGAGATGACCCGAACAATCCCGTCCCCCCTGGAAGCGGAGAGCCACTTGCAAATAGTGAGCCACCTTCAAGCCAGACGTCGGGTGGATACGATGCACTGCCTCAATACGGTAAAGATATTATTGGACGGCAGACTGAAGCCAAGAATGCAGAGAAGGCGCGAGCCGACGCTGCTGAGGCTCGAATTGCAGAACTAGAAGGTCAACCACCAACTGGCGGGACGCCAGCTCCAGTAGACGATGACCCAGATGGACAGCTTGCACTCTTTGAGTCACTTGCACAGAAGTCGGGATACAAGAAGCCGGAGGAAGTCCAAGCAATGGTCGATCAAGAATTTGCCAGAAGAGATCAAGAGAATGCTGATATTGCTGATGAAAAGCAGCTTGAAGCAACTCTCACGAAATTCGATGGTAAAGAATTGCCGCAGGTAACAAGAGAAGAGTTGAAGGTTTATTTGGAGACAATCCAATATGACCCAAACCTTAAGTATCTTGCTGGGGCACCTTGGGACGTCATTGCCAGTACGTTGAAAGCTGACGCTATCGCAGAGATGAAAGGAAACAAGATTCTTGAAGGTAGCGACGGTGGACCAACACCCCCAACAATCGCGGCTCCAGCAGAGGGAGGTCAAACTCCATCTAACGGACCCAGGAGATACGATAATATCTCAGACCTTAAGGCCGGTCTCATGGCCAATCTAGGACTCTAGGTAAACATGAGCATCCCTATCTTTTTTCCAAGCTTCTCTTATGGGTGATCTATTGACCATCTCAGATGCGGCAAGCAAATCCATTAAGGAAAAAGTGTTCCCAACGCTCGCAGAAAACCACTTGCGTACTGGTACATCTCCCGTTTTACAAATGTTCGGGTGGGAAGATAAAGCAGTTGACCAGATGACTGGTGCTGTTAATCGTCCTCGTGTCCAGCCGGTTAAAACCGTGCAAGCAGGTAATCTTATCGACGTTGTGCATGAACACTCTCTTTTCGGTGGTGGTTACGCGGTAGCGGAAGACGTCTCTCTTGAATATGGAAAGAGGGCTGAAGACCGTTCCCAAGCAACTATCCGATTCTACGAAGGTGCTTTCAAGCTCTCTCGTGCTTCTATTGCTGCATCTCGAAACAATGACATTGCTCTTGTTGAGCAGGTATCTCGACACGCACTAAACTCCCTGCGCCAAGCGCAGAAAGACTTCTCTCGTATGGCAACTCACAAACGCGACGGTATCGTAGCGTATGTGAACACTGCAACCACTTCATCCACTACTGTAACAGTGGATAACGGCGGTACGTCAGAAGGAACAGCTACACGTTACATCTTCCCAACCGGTAAATACTGGATTGGTACCACTTCAGCTATTGAAGCTGGTACTGCTGATGAAGTCGAAGTTTCTAGCATCACAAGTGCTACAAAGTTCGTCGTCTCTTCCGCAGGAAACTTTGCAGATGATGATGTAATCGTTCGTAAGAATGTTTACGCTTCAAGTGCATACCGCGAGTTCGCATGTCTCGAAGAACTCATTGATACAACAGGAACTATCCAGAACGTGAACAAAGCAACCAATTTCTGGTTCGCTTCACAGAAGGCTACTTCTGTTGGAACTCTCGCAATTTCTGATATTGATAGTATTATCACAGACGTTCGAGATTACGCTAACGACCCTAAGAAAGTATTCATTCAAGGTAACAAGACCCAGTGGAGGCGTTACTCTGATCTTCTAACTGCTAACAAGCGTTCCACCACTCACAAGGCCCAGGGCATGGATGGTATGTTCGCTGCTGGTGCTTCACAACTTACTTACTTTGCTCCTGATGGAGATTACCCTGTCTTCCTAGCGACTGACATGGCTGACGGAGAAATGCAAGTTGTCGATACAGAAGGTTACTTCTTTGCTGAAATGCACCCATTCGGATTCCTTGAAGATGCTCTTCAGATGAATGGTGCTACTGGTCAGCGTATTAGTGGACAAACTAACTATGAATTCCCGTTTGTTCATTACGGTCAAATCGTTCAAACGAACGCTCGTGCTTCTGGTCGTCTTACTGGTATTACTGGATAATTATGAATAACTCCGATATTTCATCAGAGGTGTGGAAAGGTGTTCACAAGAACTTCCGTTCTCCAAAGGAACGCGAAGAGTTCCAAGAGGCTAAGCGTCGTAATGACGCCCACCTCGATACTATGGAGGCACGACAAGAATCTCACAAAGAGGAGACAGACCGTCGTATCCAAAATGAGCTATCCGAGGAACTAGAACCACTCGTCCATAACCAGATGAAGCGTGGAAATATACTGTCCGGTCCCCAAAGACGCCTATCTTTTTCTTCTCTTCCAACTTAAATCTTATGTCTAAAGAATACCTAAGACTACAGGAACAGACGAATATTACAGACGCGAGCGTTGAGGCCATCGACCTAGTACTCGATGCCGATTCTCGTGCGATTTCTATTCGTCTCAACGAAACGCAAACGACGTCACCGTTTGCAATCAAAGATAACTCTGATGTCGTGGTTTTCCACGTTCATCCAGAGGTGGCAACTGGTGTATTTATCGACGCTACTGTTGATACAATCACTACTGGTATGGGTCTCCAAATGAATGATGGAGATGCCCTTACTACAGGAGGTCTTGCTAGTTTTGTTAGTGACTCTTCTGACACTGGTACTCGTGTACTTGTGCAAATTACTAACGATAACACCGCAGCTACAGGTGCCGTTTGTTTGAGTCTACAAAATGACTCTACTGCTGGTGCAGCAATGTCGATTACAGGTACAGGTGTACTCGGTATTGATATGTCCGCTCTTGGCGTTGCAGACTCCGTTCTTAAGGCAACAGGTACTACCGATACAACAATGAAGGCACCACAAACTGTGGCTGCTGATGAATTCTTGAAAATTGATATTGGTGGCGTAGCCCACTACATTCCTGCCTACACCGTAGCGTAAGGATTTGTACTTCTTTCCCCTTTAAAAGTTATGTCTGATGAAGACACAACTCCAGTGGATACTCCGGAGTCAGATGCTCCGGAGTCCCCTGGTGGGGAGGATGCCCCTCAAGTTGAGGAGAGTCCTCCCACTGAAACACCACCGTCTGATGAAGGTGCTGCTGAAGCCCCTCCATCTGATGACACTCCTCCAGAAGCTCCAGAAGTTCCAGAAGCTCCAGAAGTTCCAGAGGTAACAGACGAGGAAGATAAGGAAATAGACCTCCTTATGGAACTCGAAAGTCGAGGCATGTCCTCAATGACTGAAGCTATGGCTCTTATAAAGAGACATGACAATGCTAAGACTGAAGCCGCCAATATGAAGGCTGATGCCGAAGCTGCAATCGTAAAAGCTGACGCTCGTATGGCCGAACTCGAATTAGGAGAAAAGGAAATTGCAAAAAAATCGAAAGCAATGACTGACCTCCGCGACGAAGCAAACGATATGCTCGCTGCTGCGAATAAACGTATTGAATTAGCTACCCAAGTTGAAAATGACTGATGAACCTACTCCTACACCACCGGCATCCTCTATGGAAGAGGTGGCTGAGCAATATGCGTTTTACGTACATGAGTCACGTAAAGCAAAGGAGGAACTTGAAAGTGCCAAAACGGAATTTGCTGATATGATGGAGAAGAAAACTTCTCTATTCACTGAAGTTGCAAATACGCAGAGGTCACTTACAAATAAGCAGGAAGCTCTAAAAGAAGCAGAGGAAAAACTCAAAGCTTACGAGGATAAGGAGTCTGAGAAATTGGACGCACTTAAAACTGAAGCTAATACTGCCCTCGCTAAACAGCGTGAGCATGAAGCAATCCTCGATGAGAAAGAGAAAGGCTTAGAAACCCGTGAAAAAGAAGCCACTCGAACAGAGTTCCAACTCAAGTCACGCCTCCAAGGGTGCGCCGCAACCGCGTCAAACAACGATTCTAATGCTCGTGTTCTCGATGAGCGTGAGGATAATCTCAAAGCAAAAGAAGCTTCTCTTGCTGAAAAGGTGCAGTCGGTTGGACAGCGCGAAGGTGCAGTTTCCGATAGAGAAAAATCTGTTGCAGATGATCTAGCCCAGGTTGAAGCAACTCTCGCTAGTAACGCTAAGACTCTTAAAGAGCTTGATGGCGTTAGGCAAGATGTTGAACAGTCTAAAAGTCTTAACGACGCAAAGGTTACTGATCTTAGCAACTTAGAGATAAAGCTACGCCCTATCAAAAATCTTTATACAGAGTTCCGCGCTTTGGTTCTCAAGTATGGAGGTGATGATGAAAGGGTAAAAGAGTGGCTAGACTCTCATATTAATGCTTAGTTCCCCTTTACCACCTTGGCTGCTACAACTCGCGCTGAACTGCGTGCATCTCTCAAACGTAAGACTGCTTTCCAGCTTACAGTCACCGCTGACCTAGACCTCTTCCTTGATCTGGCTGACCGCCAAGTGCAGTCCGACTGGTCTCAATTTGATAAGTCAATTCTTCGATATGCAAAGGATTCTGCCGTAACAGATGCAAGTGGAATCCTTCTTATGGATGCTGACTTTGTAGAAATGGAACGGGTCGAAGATGCAGGTGAGTTGAAATACCCACGCATACAACTAGAGCAGAGATACAGTCGCACTGGTTATTACTATGCAGGATGGGGAAACAGTAATACCCAACGGCAATTACAAGTAATGAAAAACGGTACCGCACTTGCGAGCACCACAATGTATTTCTTTGCCATGAAGCTTTCTCTTATGGGTTCTGGGGCCAGTGCGGAACCAGTTATCCCAGAAGAGTTTAGAGATTTAATAGCGGTTAAAGCCGCAGAACTTTGGTACCTCGACCAATCCCCTCCCATATTTGCGACAGCAGATAAGTATAGTGGCCGATACAACGGTGAGCTAGAACGTGCTCGTCGTGCATACCGTACCATTGATGATGAACCTGTATTTATGAACTCTCGTGACCCGGATGCGGGTGGCGGAGGCACTACCATTATTCACCGAACATGACCCGTGTTGTTGTACCCCCATCGTTATCTACCGTCACTGTTGCCAATTTCTATGGCACAGCCAGTGATCGGAGCGGTGTCAAACTTGATAAGCGGGAATTTACGTTGCTTCAAAATATCGTCAATAAGAACTTGAAGACCCTTGCGGTTCGCCCTGGAGGTATCAAATCATTTTCCCAGACACATACCACTGGAACAGATGTGCGCGCTCTTCATACATTCGTTGATGATGCGGGCACTGAGTTATATGTAAAGATGTCCGGAGGAAAAGTTTATAAATCTTCTGGTAGTACATGGAGCGAAATCACTGCAAGCGCACCCGGCGGAGGTTTTACAGAGGCCGATACATGGATGGTTACGTTGAATACAAAAGATACAGGCTCTAGCAACAGTACATCTGGTACCACTACCTCAGCCGAAGCTACATCTATTGAAGACGATGGTATCGGTTGGACTCCCGGTGCGTACACAAAGCAGGTTCTTACTATAAACAGTGAGATTAAAAACATCGGAGGTAATGATGCTGACATCATCTACCTTAATGAAGCGTTTGATACACTCCCCACCGCAGATGCATTTACTGTGAACCCTCGTGCACAGGAATTCTTTATCGCTACTGGTACAGAGTTCTACAAGTGTGATGGGACCACGTTCACGCAGCTTGATACCAGCAACTTCGCAAAAGCATTTGATGGAATAGAAGTCCACCACAACCGTATCTTCGCATGGAAGGGCACCAGTCTCTTCTATTCAGACAATGGTGTAGGCGAGCACTTCAGCCGTAACGCTGTGTACGATTTTGCCACACCAATCCAACGTGTTTATTCCTTCGGGTCTGTGCTCGTTATATTTGAACGAAGGCGTGTCACTGTGATGTTCGGAGATAACCCGGACCGTCACCAATTTGTAGAGGTTCTTAATGAAGTAGGAACCACTGCCCCAAAAAGTGTCACATCATACGGTGACTACATATTCTTCGTCTCTGAAGAGTACGGCTTCTGTGTTCTTTCTCTCGCAGCCTTGGCTAATCGAGGTAAGGTAAACGAGCCACTATCTATCTCTGAAGATTTCATCAATGATAATATTCTCGCACAAAGTTCTGCGAATCTACGGACCACTTGTGCTGGTACACACAAAGGTGAGGTCCATTGGTGTTGTGATAATGACTGGTACCGACTTAACGTGAAGGCTTCTCTTGATACTCCGCGAGACCCATTTGGGAACGTGCGATGGATTTGGAGCCTTGATGATAGGCCGGACGCTATGGACGCACTTGTGTTAGGCCACTACGGAACGAAGTTCGTAGCTGGTGCACAAGATAGTGGACAGGTATATGAGATTGAAGAAAGTAGCACGTATGATGATGATGGTACTGCTATTTCATACGTTATTGAAAAGCAAAACTGGCAGAAGGGAGAGTACGGGAAGAGGCCAAACCACTACCATAGCTTGCACATCCGACAAGAAAACAACGCCGCAAGTTCATTGGTCCAGAGTTACTTCTTTGCTCCTGGTGGCAACTCATACGGTACTGCCGTTGAGACTGTTGATCTTAATAGTGCCCTATCTGCTGACCATGAGATACAGGTCACTGGTAATCCATCAGACGACCCACCAAAAAATTCTGGTGAGTTCCTTAGCTATAAAATTACTGGCTCATCCTCCATCGCCGTACCGGAGTTCGAGCTTATTAATCTCGGTTACTTCGGCGGAATTGTAAAATAATGCTTATACGACCCCCACTAACTTCGGCTGGCTCCGGCTCAGAACTTATCCAACCAGATAGGCCCAATAGCCCTAGCCAATTTACACGCTGGCTCAACCCACATACGGGTGAGTGGGAGCAATGGGATGGTACACAGTGGATAACACTTGCGCGTCTCAATGCGATTATTTCAGAGTTCGGTAACGCGGCGGATGGCGACACTGTTATAACTGACAATACGACGCTGACCAAAAATATGTTCTATGACAGTTTGGTTATTGAAGCTGGTGTCACTGTAGACCCAGATGGATTCTCTATCGCTGTGCGTACTAAATTCAGTCATTACGGTACTATAAGTAGGGCTGGCTCCGGAGGGGGTAATGGAAGTGGTCTCACTGCTGGAGCGGCTGGGACAACATTATCTCAAAACTATCTCAATGGGTCAGTGGCATCTGGAGCAGGTGGGGCGGGAGCAGGTGGAAACGATGCCTTTAGTACTGCTGGTAGTGGTGGTGGTGGTGGTGGTTCAGCAATAAATTCCG